AAGAGGTGGTATATATGTATTGAATTCAAATTGAATCGTATTAAATTTACTTATATTCATTGCACCAGATGGTTGTGTAAGAGTATTATTTGTATCTAAACAAAAATTATACATATATAATCCATCCGGTGCATTTCCTTGTGTAGTTAAATATTTTTCAACATAATTATAAACGCCTCCTTCCATTAAATTTTCACGATATTTGCCGTCCATAAGAATAGCCATGGCCATTAAAATATTTTTATTATTTCCCTCATGATAAGGTCCTGTAATATATAAACCTGTAGGCAAATTGTCCGGTGGATTTACACCTGGTCCAAAACCTTGAGCAAAGTTTTCATTATTATTACATTCAGTAATATTTGGAATAACATAAGTACCGTTGTCTGGTGCTTCAATTAAGTTGTGTGGTAAATAATTATACGGCCAATTTGTATAATTGGACCATTCATTACGTAAATTAATGTCCGAACGTTGAAAATAAAACATCCACGAAGATACCATGCCTGCTGTATTATCTAGATCTATTCTTTGACTACCAGTTACATTTTCATATGTTGTTTCAAATACACTTTTAAACAAATAGTTTTGTTCTAACGATGCAAAAACACGTGATTCTTCATTACCTAAAAAACAATACGTTGCAAGTAAATTAATATCTGCATTCCAATTAGTACGTTTATCGAGATAATCATGATCATTAAGTTCAACACTTGGTGGTGGTTGCAAAAAACGGTAAAATTGCTGCAATGGTTCATTAAAATTAGGACGAATTAAAGGATAATCATTAAATTTATCAGCTACATCTCGTATTTGTATTAAATCTTGTATAGGACGTAGTGTAATATTAATATGCATTTCATTATACTGTAAAGACACTAATGGAAAAGCCAATTTGGAATTCATACCAAACCACATATTTAAAGGAATATATATTTTACGTGCTCTTATGGATGGTTCAGGACCTTGAGGCACTTCGCTATAATATGCATTTGGATATTGATTAATACGCCCATTGCAATTTCCAGGATCATTTAATTCAGGCACATGTCCAGTCATATTATCGTATAATGCTTTTTGTGCACTTGTAAAATCGCGCTGTACTATAGCTAATAAATAACTTCCAGACACTTTTTGCAATGTTTGTCCGCCAACGGTTATTTCTATTTCTTTGATCATTTGAGTTCCTAGATTTTCGATCCAACGAAATTCATATGGTGCCCATGAATCATCACATGTATGTGGTGGCATAATAGGACTCCATATTGTTGGCAAAGTAACAACTAAATATGAAGCCATAAGTAATTCAGCATAACGCTTTACTTTAAATGTAAAAGTGGATGTTTCAGTTAGTCTTAATGATTTCTGACCATCAAAATCAAGACGAAATTTTTGCATTCCAAAATTAGTATATTTTTGATAAACTTGTTTAAAAAATGTCTTTTTTGGATTACCATTTAATATTATATTTTGATTACCATATGCTACAAGATTTAGTAAACCTCCAGGCATAGTATATATATACTCTTCATAAAATATTATTAATATTCTTTCAAAATTAATATAATTATATATTAATATGTCCGATAGTAAAATAGATCCTAAAAAAATATTTAATAATTTAAGCAGAAATATGGTTGACGTGTTTCAACAAGATACTGATGCAAAAGTAACCATGTTTTTAGTAGCTTTTTTATGTATTCTTATATTTGTTATGATTCTATATGTTTATAATAAACGCAAACTTAATCAAGAAAATTGCGACAATTTAGATAAAATTTATAGCGATTATCCTTTAATCCATTCTATTGATCCCAATGAAGAACAATACAAATATTTATTGAGAGATTATTATATTAAAACCGCTTATAATTGTTGTTGTGGTGGAGATTTTAAAAATGATTATGTAAATACATGTGCTTTGAAAAAATGTATACAACAAGGTGCGCGATGTTTAGATTTTCAAATATATTCAGTAGATAATAAACCTGTTATTTCAACATCTTCTGTCGACGATTTTTTTATTAAGGAAACCTACAATTACGTAGATTTTGGCGACGCCATGGAAATTGTAGATAAATATGCTTTTTCTGGTTCCACGAGTCCTAACCCACGAGATCCTATTATTTTACATTTCCGTATTAGTAGCAATCGTAAAGAAATATATGATACTATGGCAGACATTATTCAAAATACACTATCTGATCGTGTATTAGGTAAAGAATATAGTTATGAATTTGAGGGTTATAATTTAGGAGCTGTACCTTTGGCTAATTTCATGGGTAAAGTAATTATTATTATTGATCGCTCAAATGATTTATTTGAAGACACCAATTTAAAAGAATATTGTAATATTGCTAGTAATTCCATTTTTATGCGTGCTTTACGTAATTATGACATACAATATAATCCAAATATTGATGAACTTACTTATTATAATAGAAAAAATATGACTATTGTTATGCCGGACTTGAGTTCAGATGATATAAATTACGGTGCAGGTTTAGCAATGAGTTATGGTTGTCAAATGATTGGTATGAACATGCAAAATTTTGATAGTAATATGGAATATTATGATATTATATTTGACGAAAATGGAAGTGCATTTAAATTAAAACCAAAGGCATTGCGTTATATTCCTGTTACTATTGATCAACCAACACCACAAGATCCAAAATTATCTTATGCCAACCGTAATGTGGAATCAGATTTTTATAGTTTCAATATTTAAAAAATAATTTTAGGAAGTCATTATATATATTATTATAATGAGTTCATGTAATAAAAAATTGACATATGATGAAAAAGAATTAGAAATATTAAGAAATGCAGTTGATTTAGCACAAGAGCGTGCAGGTAAAAAAGTAGTGCAAAATCCACAAGTAAAAGAAATTATTGGTATTGTAGAAACGTTTTTAAGAACACATAAAACATGTTGTTATGGTGGTACTGCAATAAATAATATATTACCAACTCAAGACCAGTTTTACGATAAAAATGTTGAATTACCTGATTATGATTTTTTCTCTCCAAATGCTCTTGACGACGCCAAAGCTCTTGCTGATATTTATTATAAAGCCGGTTTTAAGGAAGTTGAAGCTAAATCAGGTGTTCATTTTGGTACATTTAAAGTATTTGTCAACTTTTTGGCAGTAGCTGATATTACACAAATGGATAAGGATCTATTTAATCAAGTATATAAAGATACAATTGTTGTTGATGGTATTCGCTATGCTCCTCCAGATTATTTGCGAATGGCAGCATATTTAGAATTAAGTAGACCTGCTGGTGATGTATCGCGCTGGGAAAAAGTTATGAAGCGAATACGTTTACTTAATAAAAACTTTCCCATGAAAAATCCCAAATGCGATGATGTTGAGTTTCAACGTAGTATGGAAGAAGATCAAATAGAAAGTAGTGATATTTTTACGGTTTTACGCAATTCATTTATTGATCAAGGATTGGTGTTTTTTGGTGGTTATGCCAATTCATTATATAGTCATTATATGCCAAAAAAATATGGACGTACTGCTACCAAAATCCCTGATTTTGACATTTTGGCATTAGAACCAAAAAAAGCGGCTACTTTGGCAAAAGAGAGATTAGAAGAAAATAATATTTATAAAGTTAAAATTATAGAAAAAGCTGGTGTTGGGGAAATTATTGCACCTCATATTGAATTAAGAGTAGGAGATGAAACTGTTGCTTTTATTTATGAACCGTTGGCATGTCATAGTTATAATATTATTAAAATCGGAGGCAAGAAGATCAAAGTAGCGACTATTGATACTATGTTGAGTCTATATTTAGCATTTATTTATGCAAACAGACCTTATTATAATAAAGATCGTATTTTATGCATGTCGCAATATTTGTTTCAAGTACAACAAAAAAATCGCCTAAAACAAAAAGGTGTTTTACGACGCTTTAGTGTAAATTGTTATGGTACACAACATACATTGGAAGATATAAAAAATGAAAAAACCGAAAAATTTAAAGAGTTGCAATCTAAGCGAGGCACTCGTGAATATGAAGAATGGTTTTTACGTTATATTCCACATGAGTTAGCTATTGGAAAAGAAAACAAAAAAAACAATAAAAAGTCTAATAAAAAAAATGCAACTAAAAAACCAATAAAAAAATCAACAAAAAAACAAACTAAGAAATATAAACCTTTTTTTCAATTATTTTAAGCATAGCCAATTATTGCACAATCTAATCGTTTACCTGAATTTCCAGTTGTTAGTGATTCATGATTTATTCCTTTTCCACAATCATCTTCATCTTCGTGCACAATAACAGATCTACCTAATATAGAATATTTTCCATAAAGCGTAATTTTATTTGTAAGAATATGTTTTGTAGAAATTCCTTTATTATTTGCATAAATATTTCCTAGATCTCCTGCATGACTATTTACATCATTTAAACCACCATGCGTTTTATTATGAGGATTCCAATGACCGCGACATTTTGAGCAATCATTTTTTAATAAATTTCCTAATTCATGTATGTGAAACCCATGTTTTCCTGGCTGTAAACCTTTCATGTGTACATTTATACTAACATAATCTTTAGGACTGTCTTGATAAAACGTACAATAGCTATTTTTTAATTGTCCTTGAAATACAGCTATTGCTTTCATATTATATATTGTTATATTATAATATGAAAAATTTAAAACTTATTGTTATATATATTATTATTATTATTGCAGCAGCATTTTTAGGTATATGTTTAAATACACACACTATTGCATTGTCTCATTTAGATTTTTTAGAAAACTTTCAATCATATGAAAGTTGTGTAGATCAATTTTATCCTAGTTGGTGGTGTATGCGTGTTCCAAAACAAAATGAATTAGAAAACGGTTATTGTAATTGTGGCAATGGTCAAATGGGTACATATCAATATGGTGGTAAATGTTTCTGCTATCCTAACAACCCCACATTTCCTTATTATACTGAAAACAAATTTTTTGATTATGTGTAAAAAAAG